GCTCCTTTAATTACTTAGTTTTGTTTTCTCTTGCTTTTTCCAACTTTCTTGAAGTTGAAGAAAGAACTGATGTTCTTTTTCCGTTATATTGTGAGTTTTAGTGTTGTAAACACGTCCAGTTAAACCACCTGCTTCAAGAATTGATTTTTCCATAGTTTTCATTTTAATTCTCCTATTTTAATGAATCCTGTATAACCCGAAGGGTTATATTAATTCGTCTTACAGACGTGTTAGTCTTTCGGTAGTACTTCGGTATTATACTATTGAGACAGTGTTTCGTTAGTGTTTCGTGTTTGTTTTAGAAAATTAAAAAGGGACCGAAGTCCCTTTAGAATTATTCATTATTTGATGATGGATGTAACTCCGCATCAATTTGTGCAACTAATTTCTGGGCTTCAATACCCATATCTTCCGAAAGATACTCATTTAACCTTGCTGCTCCTACAACGGTAGCTCTAGCTACTAGCTCAACAGCAGCTGCAGTATAGCCAACTGCTGTTATTACTTTAGTACTTGATGACCTTAAAGCTGAGAATGATTTTGTAACAGCCATAATAATCTCCTTGTATAGCTGAAGAGGCAATATTACCTCATATAAGGCGAAGCCTTGTATTAAAGTGTCAGGTGTAAGTGTAGGTGTAGGTGTATGGGGGGGGATACCTTCAAAAACCCCTTCACCTACCCCAATACACTGCACTCATAATAATTTTTTGAAAATCTTAACTGCGAATAATAATTTTTAAAATTTCTAAATGCGTATAATATTTTATACACATTAATAAATGACTAATGAAGAACCAATGAAGGAATAAGTAATAAAGAATAGAAAGACAATAAGAAAGAAGAAAGAGAAAGAAAGAACCAAAGAAAGAGATAGAAGTAAGAACAAAAGAAAGACTAGAAATCTATACCCACCCGCCACCCCTTATTATATATATATAGTATAATAAAAAAAATGCTAACTATTTAAAGGAGTATTAAATGAGTGATTTAACAGTAGAAATAGTTAAGAAGGTAATGCCGGGTAGGTTAAGAGGAGCTATTACTCAAGAGCTAGTAGATAAGATAAATACTATTAGTACTGACCCAATATTAACAGATGAAATTAAAAAGAACTTCATTGGTTATACTGGAGTATTACAGGATGGTAAGTATAAGACAGAAGATTATCTTAATGCTGTAGTTTATGTTAGTTATAAACTAATGGGATATTCTAATATAGATTCTTATATAAAGACCTTCCCTCAAAGATATCAGATATTGGTAAGTAAGGGTCTACCTCAGAAAGATATAGCTGCTTATGTAACAGCCTACAACAGAGGTAAGCTAGTCAATAAGATATTAGAGCAAACCTTGGTTCCTACATGGGTATTGAACCAAGATATTTATCAGAAAGCTATTAATACTCAAGCAGCTTTATTAAATAGTAAAAATGAGAAAGTAAGGTTCATGGCAGCTGATAGTATTCTTACCCATTTAGCTAAACCAGAGAAAGCAGGTCCTTTAGTTAATATAGAAATGAACCAGAATACAGGTATTGAAGATTTAAGAGAAACCTTAGTTAAATTAGCTGAAGTACAACAGAATCTAATTAAACAAGGTAAAGCTACTACTGAACAGATAGCAGAACAAAAGATTATAGAGGCTGAGGTAGATTAATGGAACTAAAGAAACAATCATTAGATACATGGTTAGATAATGTAGATTATCAAGACTTAGCTACTGGTTCATATGTTCCTAGTACCTTCTCTATAGGATTTATGAACTTTATTAAGTTAGTTAATGGTGTACAAGGAGAAAGTAATAAGACTCCTCCTGTACACCTTAAGATGCTTGATAAGCTAGCTTCGCCTAGTCAGTATGTAGCTAATCTAATCTTCCGTGGTGCAGCTAAGACTACTCTATTTATGGAATATCTAACACTATATCTAGCAGTATTCCATGAACTACCTTACTTAGGTGAAGTAAGTGGAATGATATATGTAACTGATTCTATTGAGAATGGTGTTAAATCTGCTAGAAAGAATATTGAGTTTAGATATGAGAACTCAGAGTTCTTAAAAGAACAGTTACCTGTAGCTAGATTTACAGATACTTATATAGAGTTCACTAATAAAGCAGGACATCAGTTAGCTGTTAAGTTATATGGTGCTACTACTGGTATTCGTGGTACTAAGATATATGGTAAAAGACCTGTATTATGTATTCTTGATGATTTAATGTCTGATGAAGCATCTAAATCTAAAGTAGTTCTACAGTTAATTAAAGATACTATATATAAGGGTGTAAACCATGCTTTAGACCCAACAAGAAGAAAGGTAATTTTTAATGGTACTCCCTTTAATAATGAAGACCCATTGGTAGAGGCTATTCAATCAGGTGCATGGGATAGTAATGTTTATCCTGTATGTGAGAAGTTTCCTTGCACTAGAGAAGAGTTTAGAGGAGCTTGGTCAGATAGATTTACATATGACTATATTAAAAGTCAATATGATGTAGCTCTATCTACAGGACAGCTAGCTTCCTTTTATCAAGAGCTTATGTTAAGACTTACATCTGAAGATTCTAAGTTAATAGCTTATAATGAAATCAGATGGTATAAAAAATCTGTTTTACTTTCAAATAAGAACTTTTATAATTTTTATATCACAACAGATTTTGCTACATCAGCAAAACAATCTGCTGACTATTCTGTAATATCCGTATGGGCTGTCAATAGTAATGGTGATTTCTTTTGGGTTGATGGTCAATGTAAAAGAACTACTATGGATAACAATATTGATAAGCTATTCCAATTAGTCCAAAAATACCAACCACAGGCGGTAGGTGTAGAGGTAACTGGACAACAAGGTGCTTTTATACAATGGTTACAGAAAGAGATGATGCTAAGGAATATATGGTTCTCATTTGCTACCTCAGGTAACAATAATGCACCCGGTATACGTCCTGTAGCAGATAAATTATCAAGATTTAACTTAGTAGTACCTTGGTTCAAAGCAGGTAAGTTTTATTTCCCTGAAGAAGATAAAGACAATGCTATCTTAAAAGAAGGAATACAAGAAATAAACCTTGCTACATCAGAAGGGTTAAAAGGAAAAGATGATTTCTTAGATACTATATCTATGCTTGCTTATATGAAGATTTGGCGACCTTCAGAAGCTCCTATACCTAAAGACCCAGATAATGGCGGTATCTATGATGAGACAGAACCAGAGGAAGATACTAATAGACTGGAATCGTATATAGTATGAAGTTATCAGAAATCCTTACTTTAGTATTATATAGAAATGTATTAAACACTTGCTATGTAGATAGTAAGACTAAACAATTTAGTGCTGATAAACTACCAGCTATTATTACATTTCTAAATGAAAGTCTATTAAAGCTATATAGTAAATTTACTTTAAAGGTGGATTCAATTTGGGTTCATTTACAAGAGAGTAGAGTAAATTATCCTTTAACAAAAGAGCATATCATACCTAATTGGGAAGAACCATCATATGATAAGTATCTATGGAAAGGATTTGAAGAAACATTTAAAGATGATGTTATAAAGATATTAGATGTATATGACAATAAGGAAAATAAACTTCCTATTAATGACCCAGAAGAGTTAATGTCAGTATATACACCTATGTACAACATCTTAGAGGTATCCTCTAGGTTTCCTACTCAAGTACTTAATGTAACTTATCAGGCAGCTCCTGATAAGATTGTATATAACCCAGAACAAGATACTGAAGTATATCTACCTGATTTACTTGTAGGAGCTTTAGTAGCTTATACAAATTATTTAATCTTTGCTTCTATTGGTTCTCCTGCATCTATGCAGCAAGCTCAAGTATTCTTAACTGAATATCAAAACCTTGTAGAAGAGTTAATAGAAACAGATTCCATTAATCCTCAGTATTCAACTAATACAGAGAAGTTTTATAAAAGAGGATGGTGCTAATGTATTACAAGCAACCTTATGGAGACCCTACTGCTTCTGCTGAAGTAGATAGAGCACTGGGTGTCTCTTATACAGTTGTTAAAGAAGTATATAATCAGTTAGATTTATTAAAGTCATACAAAGAATCATGGACTGCTTTAGCTGATTATGATAAGTCTTTAAAAACTTTAAATACTACTCTTAATACTATATCTAATGCTAATAAGTTAGGTACTTTTATTGGTCATGATATGGGTAGAGTAGGTGAAGAACCAACTAAAGAAACATTTACAGGTGAGAATTTTGCTTCAGCTCTTACTCGTAATTGGGACAATATTAACATTGTAGCTACTAATATAGCAGATGTACAAAGATTAGCTATATATCTGAATCAAGTAAAAGCATTGGCTTATATTACAGATGAAATTAATTTAGCAGCTGCTAACATAGAAGCAGTTAAAGAACTTAATACTAATTATGATGTTTATAACAGATTGTACTTAAATATTAAAGAAGTGCTTAATCTAGAAGGTAACTTAGATTTAGTTAAATCTGTTAATACAGCTGTTAATACCTTTAGTGATATACAAGCTAATCTAGAAGTTCTACAGCATGTACATGAATATTTACATGTTATTAATGCTCTTAATAGTAATATAGCTATTTATGAAAAAGCTGATTTAAATCTTAAAACTTACTTAGAAATATTAGAGTTTAGATACGAAATTACTAATTTATCTAATAATATAGTTAACATTAAGACAGCTGCTGATATTGTAGATAAACAAGTAGATTTAGTTCAGAAATTTACTGAACTAGTAACTATTAAAGATGATATATCTGAACTGGCTCAAAATACTGAAAGTATTAAAAATGTAGCTAACTCTTTAGTAACTTTAAATAGTGTTTATGATAATTTAAGTACCTATACTGTAGCTGTAACTTATCTAGATGATATTAAGGAAGTAAATAAGAATACACCTGAACTTAAGTCTTTAATATCTACAACTAATACTAATATATCTAAAGCTGAAAAAGATATTACAGCTATGTATCAGCGCATAGACCAGACAACTAAGTTCATTGATAACTTTAATAGTAATCTACCTTCTAATGCCTTATTAACGAACCAAGACAACAGAGTAAATGTATTACTTGGTTCTATTAAGAAGACTGATATAGATACCTATACTGATACATGGGAAGCCCCTTCTAATGGTTGGTTTGTTAATTACTATTATGGTGAATCCCAAGAAAATACAGATAGTGAAATTAAAGAAAACTTAACTTGTAATGATGTAACAATTACATTAAAGATTAAGAAACCTAATGGTTACTTTGATGATTGTATGCAACTTTATGTAGCTAAAGGTTCTACTCTTACTATTACAGCTACTAACCTTAAAACATTAACTGGTAAGATACAGTTTATTAAGCAGTTAGAGGATGATGAATAATGGCAGATAATTCAAAAAATATAGCAGTAGCTCTAGCTGGTGATGAGATTGAGCCTACTGGTGTATATGATTATAAACTAAGAAAAGCCTATAACTCAGATATACCTAGATTCAGAGGCTTATCCGGACAGATGACTATTAATCCTGATGATAAAAATAGAATTTCTGTATGGAAAGGTACTGAGTTAGGAGCTAAAGAAGATGTACCTTTTGTATCTGATTTACAAGAAGGTACATTAACTATTAGAGCTAAGCATTTTGCAGAAACATCTCTTAAAGCAGATGTAAGTACTACTACATATGTAATAGACCCATCTCAAAGTCATAGGTTCTTTCTTAATATTAATACCCCAGAGATTACATTCTCTATTGCAGATACATTTGATAAAGCTGCATTTATTAATATAGTTTTATATTTAACTAATATTAAAGCAGGAACCAAGTATACTTTTAAACCTACACAAGTAGATTGGTTAGGTGATATATCTAAATTAGATAATACAGTAGGTGCACTTAATATAGTAAACCTAGCTTTTAATGGTAAACGTTGGGTAGCATATTCTTTAGATAAAACAGTTAATGATAGGTTCTCTTTAAAAGCTGTCGATGAAGCTGTAGTATCTAACTCTAGATTAATAGGTTGGGTATTAGATGCTGGTTCTACTGATGGTGAAATATCTGATAGATATGCTACTAGAACATCTATTTTAGATTTATCTGATGAAGACTTAAATAATATAGCAAGAGTATCATCATCTATCTATGATGTTATAGATGTATCTTTATCATTAGAAGATATACATAAAATTGAAGATTATGTTGATTCAATTAAAGCTTGTGGTCAAAATATTGAAGCTATTAAAGCAGTAGTACCTCAAATCTATACTTTAGCTTGGATTAATTCTCATATAGAACTATTAGAAACTATCTACAATGATAAAGATAATGTAGATAAGGTTGGTAATAGTATTAAGAATGTAGACTCTGTAGCAGGAGCTCTAGAAGTTATTGAAGCTGTTTATGATGACTTAGATAAAATTAATACTCTTAATACTTATAAACAATCTGTTATTGTTACAGCTGAAAATATAGAACAGGTTAATAGTGTATCTGATAATGTTACTCAAATACAAACACTAGCTGCTAATATTAATGCTTTATTAAAGATAGAGCCTGCATTATCCAATATTAAAATAAATGCTGATAATATAGATTCTATAAATGCTTTAGGTTTATCAATGGATAATGTTAAAGCTATTTATAATTCATTACCTCAGATTATTAATATTAATAACAATATAGATAATATTACTAACATGGGTAACTATATTAATAAAGGCGTTATGTTACGTACTGAAATGAAAGATACTTTAGAAGCTTCTTATGAAGCTACTGATTTAAATAAATTATATTTAGTACCTGCTGGTATGTCTGACTCATTGGAGATTGATTAATGTCTAAGTTTAAAATTACTAATGCTGATAGTCCTATTGAAAAAGACTTATATCAGGATATTCCTATTAAAGACCCTGAGACTGGGTTAGACCAAGTAGATAGTGAAGGTAATATTCTAGCTAAACGCTATGTTACTAGGTCTATTAATAAGAATGGTATTAATAACATTAAAAGGGCTTTACCTCAAATTAATGTTAATAAAAGTGAAATAGCTAGAATAGATACTTATGCTAAAAACCAAGTAGATGCTATTAATACTTCTATTAAAGATATAGAAGATAATGTTTTACAGAACCAGAAAGACTTAAGTGACCATGATACTCGTATTAGTGCTATACAGTCTAAACTTAATAATATACAAGGTATTGATATTGATGAAGTACAGGCTGATGTAGATGCTCTTAAGAAATCTGCGTATTTAAATACAGGTGGTGTATTAAATGGTGATGTATCTATTCAGACACCCAACACAGCAGTACTTACTTTAACTCCTAAGGGTTCTTCATCTTATGCTTCATTTTCTACTACTAATGATGTATTAGATTGTACTACTACATGGGGTAAAGTATTTAAAGCATCAGAAGAAGGTAAGTACTTCTATGGTTTAGCTGATAAAGCTACAGCTGATAAAAGAGGACAAGATGTTACATCTTATATTCGTAGTATCACAGGTGCTAATGCTACTCTTAATATTACTAAAGGTGATGGTACATCTCAGTCTTTAAGTATTAATAATGTACTGCAAGCTACTAAAGCTATTCAAGATAAGAATGGTGCTCAGATTGATACTACTTATTTTAAGTCTGCTAATGGCACTTTTACAGGTCAAGAGTATTTCCGTGACATTAATAATAGCGTATTAAGATTCAACGGTGGTAATACTCATGATGGTGGAGCAAGCTTAATGCTCTATGGTAAGAATGCTGATAGAGCTTTTGGTCATTTCGATTTAGTTGCTTGTACTAAAGAAGATGGTTCAGATGGTAAACAGCTAATAGGTACACCCGCTGGTGCTCTTACTTGGGATAATAAACATATTGTTAGGTCAATTAATGGTATTAATGCTAATGCCTTTGGTGATGTTGCTCTTACTCAATTAGTAACAGGATTAATAACCTCTAGTTATTTACAAGGAGCTACTGGTGCAGCTTTAGTATCTTCTACTGCTCCGGGTGGTGCTTATGTAGCATTTACTAGAGGTGCAAGTAGGAATGGTGTATTTTGTACAAGTACTTTTGAAGACCGATATGAAGTTCATTATATTAATAATGAGATGATTAATGCAGGTCAAAATGGTACTACTAAGACAGTTACTTTATTAAATGAAGCAGGTAATTCTACATTCCCCGGTATAGTATATGGTACTTTCTCAGGTAATTTATCAGGTACAGCTTCTCATGCAACAGCATCAGATACAGCTAATAGTGCCGGTAATGCTGATACTCTTGATGGCTATCACCACGATAGTTTTCCTAAAGTAAATTCAGCACTATTTGCAGTTGATGGTCTTGCATCGCCCGGCTGGTCTGCAATAGGAACTGGAAAAGGTGGTTCATGTATTCAAGTAAGAACCAACGATAACACCTATCCGTCTATATGTTTTCATAGAAGTGGTTATTCCCATTGTGTTTTGGCAGAATCCGGTGGACAATTAGGCACTATGCAAGAAGGTAATGGAACTTTCAATTATTTGATTACAACCGCAAATATAGGTTCACAAAGAGTTAATTATGCTAATGGAGCTGATGACGCAGTTAGAGCATATCGTCTCAGAACTAATTCACATACTGACCATTTTCTACAATTAAGTTGGAATGATATAGGTCAATTTAATTGTTATGTTTTAGCACCTGATGGTGGTACTAGAAATGTTAGAGTAGCTATGGCTAATAATGCTGACCATGCTACAACGGCAGATATAGCTAATAGAGCTTATCCTCGTAACGCAGGTGGTGGTGATATTAACTTTCACTGGGATGGTAAAGGTGGTCAACCTACATGGTTATGGGGTGGTGAAGATGGTATAAATATGTATGTTTACAACCCTGCTAATTTCTCAGTTAATCGTGCTAAAGGAGCTGATGAAGCAAACAATGCTTATAATCTTAGAGCTACTTCACATAATGACCACTTTGTAAGGTCAGAATGGGATGGCACTTATTTTTGGACTTGGGTTAGAGCTCCTGATGGTGGATATAGACCTGTTCGTGTTGAGCGTGCTAATTCTGCTGGTTATGCTGATAATGCTGGTACAGCTTCACGTTCAACTAATAATGGTAGCTTTTTTATTAATGGATATGAGGTCAGTGTAGGCTAATGGCAACAATTAAAATAAATTATAATGGTACTATTTATTCAATGGTTAAAACATCATCAAAAATTACTACACCTAGTGTAGCTGTTGATGGTGGATGGATTCCATGTTTTAAAGGTGATAGGTTTGCTGAAGTTACTCATGGTGACCAAATTTATACATTATCACCTTTAATGGTTAATGGTTATCGTATGGCTTGTGGAAGTAGAGCAGCTTTCAATGGTACTATTTATGTAAATATCCCCTATAGCCTTACGTATCAGGGAGGAGGTAGTAATACATTGTGGATTTTAGCAGTTAAGCAAGTACAAACAGCTTATACAAATATACCGGGATATTCATGTTTATTAACCAATGTTATTTGGAATCAAAAAAATTTAACTAGGTCTGGTTCTTATTCTAATGGTTGTCCTAGTGGCATGGATATAGATCAACCTCTTGTAGCTGCTTATAGCATACTTAATAATGGTAACGTTGTTAAAACCGGTACTATAAGTAAACATATTTTTATTAATATTACAGGAAAAAAAGCAGGTAATTATACAGATGGCATTGCAGTATAGGTGATTATATATGAACATTAAATATAAATCAGTCTCTTACTTTGGGCAGAAACAAGAGAATTTACACTTTATTGATTTATCTGTAGATGATAAAGATTACGGAAATGTAATCATAGCAATTAATACAAAATTAGGTGCAAAGCTCAATAAATACTGTTTAAAAAAAGAACAGGGAATTGCGGTTGAAAGCACAGGTGAAGATATTGATTTAATTCAGATAGATGATAATGATGATGAAATTAAGGATTAAGTTATAAGAATATAATAGGATAATAATATGGCTAAATATAAAGTAACTAATCCGGGTGCTCCTATAGAAGCAGATTATTGGATAGATATTCCTATTAGAGACCCAGAAACAAATAAAGATGCAGTAGATTCAGAAGGTAGAATACTAGTTACTAGAAAAGTAACTAGAACTTTAAATCTTCAAGAATACAATCAGATTAAAGCTAAGCTACCTAACTATGATAAGTTATTAACTGATTATGCTGCCTATACCACTGAAAATGATAAGCAGTTAAAGATAGTGTCTGAAATGGCTACTACCTCAACTAATAAAGTAACTACTCTTACAGAAACAGTTAATAATCATGATTTACAGATTAATGCTTTGTACGCTAAGATTAATGCTATTCAAGGTATTGATATAGATGATTTTAAGTTAGTAACTGAAACTAATATTAAAAATATTAAAAGTAGTTATCTGCCTTTAGTAGGTGGTACACTAACTGGTTCTTTAAGAGTTCAAGGCAACGAAACTGAAGTAGATTTACTTGCAGATAATCCTTCTGTTGGTTCAATTTATTTATATGCAACTAAAACAGCTAAAGGTATTGGTGCTATAGGAACTAATAATGTTTTTGCTCGTCTTGCCGATATTACTCCTGATAATGTTATTACCTTCTATGGTTCTTTAAATGGTAATGCTACTTCATCTACTAAAACTACTAATGATAGTGTAGATAGAAACATAGTTAATACCTATGCACTTAAGAGTCATTATCCTGATAGAATTGGTATTAATTGGGATACTACCTTTAAGGGCTATGTAAACCTTACTGTAGACCAAACTACATTTGGTCTTATTACTACAGCTAATATTGCACAACAAGCTGTTAATTATGCTAATACTTGTAACAAAGCTAACTCTGCTACTACTGCTGGTTCAGCTAATACAGCTGTAAGTTGTACTAATGCTAATCATGCTGTAAATGCAGATACAGCTATTGTAGCTGATAGGGCAGATAAAGCTAATATTGCTGATAAAGCAACTAAAGATAGTTCTAATAATATTATTATAGATACCTATGCTACTAAGAGTTCTGTAGCCAGTGTAAATACAACAGCAGCTGATGCTGCTAAAAAAGCAACTGATGCTTATAATGCAGCAATAGGTGTAAAGACTATAGCAGATAATGCTAATAATGCAGCGGTAGTTGCCCAAAATACAGCTAACAATGCTTACAATACAGCAGTTGATGCAGGTAAAGCAGCAGCAACTGCTAACACTGCGGCAACCAATGCTAATAATGCAGCTGTTAGTGCTAGTAAGGCAGCTTCAGATGCTAATACCGCAGCAACTAATGCCTATAACACAGCAACAAGTGCTAATACTGCAGCGGTAAATGCTAATAATAATGCTAATGCTAGGGTGCATTTAACTTCAGCACAAACAGTAACAGCACAGCATAATTTTAGTAATGGTGTTAAAGTATCAGGTTATTTAATAACAGTAGGATAAGTATTTATTAAAATTCTTTAGATAGACTATCTTACCCTTTCTTCGGATAAATCTAATCTAGAACTAAATTAAAGAGACTCAAATTGAGTCTCTTTAAACATATATTAAAGCTATTTTAATCTTAATCATTTTCTTTTACTTCTACTCCAAAAGGCACCCATTTACCTTTGTTGTTCATAATTTCATAATTAGCAAACCAATCTTCAAAGTCCCTTTTATTGATAAAAATTTTACATGCCTTGTCAGTTTCGTTTAAGAATACTCTAGTAATTAGCTCTATGGTTGTATATTGTGGTGACTTTATTTCCCTGTATATGATAAGTAAATTTAACAGCAATTTGTTGCTAAAGTCTTTCCTTGCGAGAGAAGGATTTACTAAAAACTTATAAAACTCATATGCATCTTTGAAAGGTCTGTATCTTTTTTCTACTTTGACTTTATCTAATGGTAAGAAAAAAGCGAAATTATTAGTTCCACCAAAAGCACCTGTATCTGCAAAATACATTGCATATCCAAAACAATAACAGCCATTGTCACTTATCTGATACAACTCATGTAAGTGGTTTTTTTCTCCTTTATTATATCTTCTAATTTCGTTATCAATTTCTGATAAAGAATTTCCAAAAAAGCCTGTAACTGATAGCGTTCTAACATCATGCCTATTAGCCCATGATTTAACATCTTTAATATCAAAATTCATCTTTAATCTCTTTTTATTTATATTTAAAGGTTCTATTTCAATAATACTTGTATATGGGATATAAAAAATATCTTTTTCTTTGTTTTCATAGAGTATCCCTATATCATCATATTCTTTAATTATTCCTGCTGTATGAATATAAGCAGTATTATTAAAACCATTAAAGTATTTATGATTTAATATCACAGCTACTTTAACTTTATTATTAATCCATTCACTAATAATCTTACTGTTCATTTATCTTCTCTTTTTAATTGAAACATTATTATTTTAATTCCAATTACTACACCTGCTGCAAAAATAAAACCTGTTAAAAGAATACCAACAGCTAAATTAAATAAGTGTTTCATCTGTTTTGTTGTTTTATTTATTTGTAGTCTAATTCTATGTTAAAAACGCTCATAGATTAAAATTAAAGGCTAAGGTGATAAATTACCTTAGCTTGATAGTAATGTCTCTGTATGATGAAATTTAGAGGGTTCCTGACTATTTAAAGTCAGTATATATGTGTAGTTCATTATGAATAACATAAACATTAGTTACGTTATAATCTAATATAGCATTAATCTCTTTACGTCTTAATAAAGTACTAGTAGGACCACGTCCAATAATATCATCTGAGAACCAAACATAAATAGATTGGTCTTTATCTAATACTTGTACTAAATTACTTAAGGTCATAGTTAAAAGCCTCATGTTTTAAATAAGGTCTAAAGTTTACACATTTACATTCTTCAGTATGTTCAAATGAACATTGATTTTTAGAATGGTATTCTACTATGGCTATAATAAACCCAATTAAAAAACAAATAATTATAATAGTAATACAAGTAAGAAATAAGCACCATAATGCTTTATCTTGGTTCATTAACATACCTCTTTATATGGTGTAGCTATAATAAACTCTTCTTTCATACCATGAAGTTCATTTAAGAGTTCTATATTACTTGCTCTATCCTGAATTAAATCTTGGATGTTTTGCTCTAAAATAGATAATAATTTAATTACTTCATCATGAGTATAAGATTTCTGATTATAATACATTTACTTTCCTTATAATTAGGAGGCTTATATGCTTGATAGAAACACTCCTGCTAAATTTATATCCTTCATATGAAACCTTTACTATAAGATTTCATATACCTTCTGAAGACAACTCCATATAGGTAGTTGGTAAAGATGTATGTAATGTTTTACATAAAACTAATCCTAGTTATCTTACCAAATACTTACCTAAATAAGTTGTTATTAAACATAAAATAAATACTTTGAAAGGTTCTCAAAGTATATTATGGTTTAAAGTAGATAACCTTAGGTATATTAAACATAACTTATATTTAAGAAATTTTATTTATTAGTTAGACACTCAAATTAAACATAAGTTATCTACCACAACAGAAAGCTTAGTATCTCTTAAAGAACCAATCTTAGTAAAGAAGTATGAAGAGATACATATTGTAAAGAAATGTTTATAGATATTGAAGCTAATTCATGAATTAAAACTAGAACATAAAATGTAATATAATAGGGTAGCTAAACTGCTACCCTATTTACTTTCTTACTTACTAGGAGATTGTTATGAAAATGTCATTTGGTAATGCCATTGAGTTTATCAGAGAACATCCTCAATTTAAGCTACAATCAAAAGATTGGGAAGCTGGGGAGTATATTACTTGGGAATGGTCCTCGGATAAAGTCAATGCCGTTACTACAAGATTACTTAAACATGATAATGATAAAGTGTCTGAATGGACACCCACAACAAAAGATTTAGTAAATACTGAGTGGAATATATTTACATAAAATAAAGCCCCATATAGGGGCTTATTTATTACTTACCAGTAGAACCAAATCCCTTGGTTCCTCTATCTGATTTGCTTAGTTCATTATCAAACTGTTCATTAATAAATGATACTAAAGGTAGAACTACTAATTGAGCAATTCTATCTCCCTTATGAATCTTATGGCACCAAGCCTTCATATTTACTTTAACTTCACCTCTATATCCAGAATCAATAGTACCATAGGCTACAGTTACACCTTTAGCACTTAATCCAGAACGAGGGCGAATATCACCTACACAGCCCTTAGGAATTTCCATAGCTATACCTGTCTTAATTAAAGTAGGTTTATTAATAGTAAGCCATTTATCTTCTACAGCATATAAGTCATATCCTGCATCTGTAGGATGAGCTTTAGTAGGAATAACAGCGTCAATATGAAGAGCTTTAAATTTTAAAATTTTCTTATTCATCATTTCCTCAGAAATATAATATTTTGGTTTGAACTACCAGCATATTGTACTGGTTTTAAAGAGTGAATATAAGGACCATCTATAAGAACATCTATATAATTTAATATAGGATTATCTTTAACCTGCCAGTGTATTCTACCAGTCCATAACCATATAGATTTAGGACTAGAAGCTCTAACAGCTTTAACTAATGATAATACTGTATCTTGGTTCTTTGGTTCTAGTGGGTCACCACCTAGAATACTTAAACCATTTATATAAGGTTCTTGTAGAGTTTTAATAATATCTTCTTGTATTTTATCTGTAAAAGGTTTACCAGCATTAAAATCCCAAGATTCTTTATTAAAACAATTTTGGCAGTGGATAGTACATCCACTGACAAATAGTGATACTCTGATACCGGGTCCATTAGCAGTATCATACTTGTTTAATCCTAGATAGTTCACATTGATTTCCTTTGTTTAATCTCATCTAGTTTTGCATCATTCATACGAGTATGACCATTAATATTAGAATAGCCAAGATAACCACAAACCCTACTAATAGTTGTAATGTTATGACTGCCGCAACTAGGGCAAGTTTTACCACCATTAGTAAAAGAAGTACCACAATCATTGCAATGACAAGAATCAAAGTTTACTCCTTGATAAAAACCTAATGACATGCCTCTTTCAATAATAGCTTTGGTAGCCTCTAAGTTTTCAGGATTATCTAAACGTACATATTGAATATGTCCTCCAGCTACTTTATAGAAAGCTGCTGCTTCGGTATCCTGTTTTTCAATAGGAGTAATATCTTCGGATACATGACAATGGAAGCTATTACTAAAGAAAGAGCCAAATTGATTATCTCCTGTATATTCTCTATATTGAGTAGCTTGAGTACCACATAGGGATTCTGCAGGAGTACCATATAAAGCATATAAATGGTGGTCCTGTTCTTTATATTTATCTAGTTTAGCTAAGATAAAATCAATTACTTTATTAGCAAAGATTGATTTATCTTCATATAAAGATTTACCACACCACAACACAGTTGCTTCATTTAATGCAGTAATACCAAAAGAAGCAGTCATATAATCTACTAAGTCACCTACTTCTTCATCAGGTTGTCTATAACCGTTGTAGAATCCTCCTTGTGTAAAAGCTAAAGGATTTGTACTTGCCTTAGTATGTCTAATAATTTCATAGCGTTTACATAGAAATTCTCTAATAACCTGTAATCTATCAGATAATAAATTCCAGAATGATTCTTTCCAGTTAGTACTAAATTCTTTTTTAGCTACTGCAATAATTAATGGGATATTAAGAGATACTGCACCTATATTACATCTACCTACTGTAACTGCTTTATTAGTCTTTGGGTCTGTCCAATGGCTTAAGTAGGCTCTACACAATATGTTCAACATAGTTCGTTAGGCTATGCCAGTTCTTTAAAGAACTTCTCTATATTCCTATAGAGTTCAGACTATATCATCTACTAATAAATAAATTAGTAGCAACGCACTTCCAACCACTTGGCTGTACTCCCTTACATTCATCAGGGATAGTCGTTAGACCTTCTTAATAGTAATATTTGGGGCAACTTTACCTTTCCAATATCTTAAAGCACTTTTACAGTGTTCATAGCTATATCCTAGGTAGTCAGAAGCTTCTTTAAGAGTATTGAATGTTTTATTGCCTTCTACAAATACTATGAATTTAAAAGTAGATTTCTTAGGACCATTTACTTTATACCCTTTAGATACATTTTCAGAATTAGTTACCCATTGTAAATTAGAAGCTTTATTATTTAATTTATTATTATCTATATGGTCCACGTAGTTTTTTCCCGGTACTTTAGGTATAAAAGCCTCAGCAACTAATCGGTGAACATAAGCTGATTTTCTTCTAATTTTTCCTTTAGCTCTACTAAATAAATCTACTTTATAGTAAGAGTTATTTGTTAAAGTTTGAGCTACAAGTTTTCTCATTCTTTTAGAAAAAACTAATCCTGTATCTGAAATTTGGTATAAATCTTCCCAATCTTTAATATCTTTCCACATTTTAAATTCCTATACGCAATTATGCGTTCGTAAACTTGGTACGGGATTGTCCGTTCTGGAGTTTCCCCGTTTCACGTTGTTTTATATGGGCAGTAGTTTATTTACCCATAGGACTAATAATCTTGTTATATAGGTGGTACTCCATACCTACTTGATTCTGTTTTATATTACCTGTAAGACTTAAATAATCAGGGTACATACACTTAGAACTACATTTAACAGCTTCATTAAATAGTTCTGCAGCGTATGGGTCTGTATCAATTAAATTCTTATCATATAGATAGACTAACTTAGGAAATACTACAGGAACACCATCATAACCTTTTTGTCTTACTTTAAGTAAAGTAGAACCAATCATAGATAACCAATATCTATTTGTTTCTGTTTCTTGGTTCCATTGACCAAAGGTAATAGTAGTAAATGCAAAGTCACCTCTGCTGGAAGGTACAGTATTTAATTTTAACTCTAAAGCTTGGAAACCTTGTTCTAGTTCTCTGATAGTAGCAGCAGTAGCTTTTTCAGTATTGTTATCATAATCAGATAAATAACGGTTATAAGACTTTATTACATAAGGAAGTAATACCTTATCTAATTCAGGAAGAGTAAATCCACCAAATTGTTGAGCAGTAGCTACTAGAGTAATATCACCTATTACCTGTAAAGCTGATAATACTGTCTTTGGTTCTGTATAATGTATCCCTGACATTATAAAACCACCCTTTAAGACATTACCTATATCAAACAGACAACAGTTTCCTGTTGGGATACCATGCTCTAATATAAATGAATGGTCATCTTCAACATTTAAGCACCAAACATCTGTTGTTACATTTGTTGGTTCTATTGATGAAACTCTCCAAGCAGTTCGTTCAGTTGCATTTTCATAAATTTTAAATTGCTTTGTATTCTTTCTACGAATTGCAAAGTTTGTTTCTTGTGCTGTTAAATCTGCAACCGAATTAACATAATATCCTGCAGTATGGAGCATACTATAAATATCATCACAGTATTCTCCTGATACTTGTAGAGATTTAAAGTCACGCTGTGAGCTTCTTAAATCTTTACCTCCATCAGCGCATAATAGACCATTGATAAATAATTTAATATTCTCAACAGTCATATGCTTAATAGGAGGAATTGATTTTGAAGTATCATGCATCCACACTAAGCTATCGCCATTCCAACCTTTATTATTTGGTACTGTTACAGTAAAACCACACTCTTTAAATCTATTTGCATATTTAGATTTATCCCCACATAAACGAATACTACAAGCAGTAGAATGAGACTGAGTACCATCACCAAATAAAAAGCCTAAACACCAATATGTTTTGTTTTCAGTACTTAAATTAGCCCAATTAAAAGTTGAAATTTTTGGGGTATCACACAAAATATCGCCTACTTTTAAGTCTGTTGTTTCAGAATTATTATTTAATATCCATCTATGGTTCTTTGTAACATAAACATAAGTTTCTTTACCACGACTACGTTTAATACCAACTTTGTTTAATGGTTGTTTACCATAACAGTGTACAGTTGCTGGTTTCCAGTTTCCTTTAGCAGTTAAAACCGTTACTGTATCTCCATCATTAAAATCATTAAATGATTTTAGACCTTGAGATGTAATAAATTTGGTATTTCTATCAAAACAGTTTACTGAACCAAAAATCATATCCCTTAAATC